CGACTACGACTGTGACACATTCATTGATCTTGACGCCCTGAACGAACACTACGCTGGCGAAAAGGTCGACTATCTCGTGAACGGTAATGAACTGCCGATCACCATTTATCGGAGAAAAATTTGAGAGAGTACCAAAACCTCCTAGCTGACATCCTTGAAAACGGGACGGACGCCATGGATCGAACCGGGACCGGCACTCGCGCCATATTCGGTCAGACAATTCGATTCGACCTGTCCAAAGGGTTTCCTGCCACCACGACCAAGAAACTCGCTTGGAAGTCCGTTGTGAGCGAACTGCTATGGTTCCTTGAAGGATCGTCGGACGAACGCCGTCTGGCTGAACTGCGCTACGGTAAGGATCGCAAAGAGCTTGTCGGTCTACCGACGATCTGGACTGCCAACGCCGACAATCAAGGAAAGGCGCTTCGCTATGCGAACGGCGATCTGTGTAAGGAGCTTGGTCCTATCTATGGCGTGCAATGGCGCGAATGGCAGATTCCGGATTGGGATGATGAGCGGGGCTTTTCGTGGCAAGTGGTTGACCAGATTGTCGAGCTGATCGCCAACCTGAAGCGCGATCCGGCTGGACGCCGTCATATCGTCTCGGCTTGGAACGTTGGCAAAATCCACGAGATGACCTTGCCGCCATGCCACTACGGTTTCCAATGCTATGTACGCAATGGTAAGTTGTCCCTGCTTTGGAATCAACGTTCAGTTGACTCGTTCCTTGGTCTGGCATTCAACATCGCATCCTATGCCTTGCTCACTCATCTGATCGCCCGGGAATGCGGCTTTGCGGTTGGCGAGTTGATCGGGATGCTTGGCGACACCCACATCTATCACAATCATTTCGATCAGGTGACGGAACAGATCAACCGAGAACCGTTCGCATTGCCGACGCTGGAAATCGATCCGAACTTCAGCCTATTGTCGGTCCTGACCGAAGGCGGCGCACGTCTCAGTGAAGTCGATATGTTCAAGCTGATCGGCTATGAGCACCATCCCGAACTCAAAGCACCGATGGCGGTTTAGTATGTTTGAAAATTACAATCCACCGACTGTCGTTGTGGTCCTGATTCCATGGACCGCCTCAAGTCTGGTCGCCATCAAGCGGACTGACAATTCAGGTTGGGCGCTTCCGGGTGGCTTTCAGGAGAAGGGCGAAACGTGGCAACAGGCTGGCGTTCGCGAAGTCAAGGAAGAGACCGGCATTGATATCGCCCCGGGCGAACTTAGTCTGGTTGATGTCGTCACGGTCGAAGACGGAAAGATCAATCTTCTGTTCTGTCAAGCAGCACCATCCAGACATCGATCCGGAGTGCTTCCGGATTTTGCTGAGAATATCGAAGCATTCGACATGATGCTAATCCAGTCAGGACGATCTCTGATCTTCCCGGCGCATGCTGAAGCGGCGAACCGCTACTTCATAGCGGATGCTCAAGCCTACTACAGATAAAAGAAAAGCCCGGGATGACCGGGCTTTTTCGATTCTTAGTCATCCAAGGTGACAAGGATCACCCAAGACGTTCCGCTGTGTTTGTAGGCGATGATGTTGTGTTCGACCTTCTTGACCTTGGCGGTGATGTCAATCTTCGCACCATCTCCGAGAACGACGGTCTCGCCAATGCGAGGAACGGCAGGGACCGCCACATCCATCATGCCGGTACTCCAATGAAACCTGACATCAATCAAAATCATCAGTATCCTTACCTTCCAGAACTTTCCCTTCGGTCTCGACTATTTCGATAACGAAGCGCCGCTCTTCTTCAGAGTACGAATTAGGACTGGCGAAGTAATGCCAGACATGACGCAACGCGTTTCGTAGTCGTTCGTTTTCTTCCTTCAGCTCATCGCTCATCAGTAGTTGTCTCCTACCCGCTCATACGTGTAGGCAGGTTCGCCGCCATCTTTGAGCCAATCCAAAATCGCCGTCTTGGCGGCATTCAGGTACATCTCGCGTTCCTCATATTCGAAGAGACCATCGCCATTCGGGCGGGCCTCAAAGACCGTCGTACCACCGACATCGGGGCACTGGACGTAGAAGTAGCCGTGGCGAAGACGGAGGTAACCGACCATCTTGCCTTCGAAGACCGCATCGTATTGTTCCGGGCATGCCCCACAAGTTTCGATAAGTTCGATCTTGTGGAGCGCTTCAGTGTCAATCGTTGCTCTCATGTGTGTTTCTCCATACCTACCGGATTGATTGTGATTGCCCCGCCTGCCGAGGTCGATTTTCCGCGCTTGCGAGCACCATGAAACATCTTTGTCGGTATTTTCGACATGTCGATGGTCATGAAAAATTCGAATGTTTGCATCGACTGCGTTGCCTCGTCCCAAATGGTGGCGGCAACCTTTTTGATAATTCGGTCTTTCATTGTTCAATCCTTTTCAATTTTTCGTTCAGCCCACTTGGCGAACGACTTCGCCGAAGTGCATCGGGTGGTGATGAAACCGCCGTAGGGGAGCCGGTACTTTTCAAGTCCCCAACTAATCCATTCTTTGGTGGAACCGTATCCGACGACGCGACGAACAACACCGTTGCCCTCGTAGGCAGAACCAACTTCAATATCTTCGATCTTCATGGTGGTGTCCTTCAAACGTAATTGTTACGGAGGAGATATTCGATGGCGTTGCCGTAGGCGAACGTGCCTTCAAAGTAGACTTCTTTGCCGGTCAGTTGACCGTTCTTGTTGCGAACGTTGATGTAGCATTTGCCGCTGTTCAGCTCGCCGACCAGATGATGGGCTTCAGCTTCGCGCTTTTCGAGGCGGGTCAGGAAGCGATCTTCGGCTTTCATGCGACGGGCCTGCTTGGCTTCAAGGTTCTTTTCGAAGTCGTATTTCATCGGTCGATCTCTCGTTAGGGTGCTTCGTGCATGGGGATTGGATCACACCAGATGGCGGCGTGGGCATCGCGGCGAGCCTCATTCTCAACGTCGATCACGCCGCTTTCAAAGCCAGCTTCGTACTGATTGTACTTGTACTGCTCGGTCTCCCAATCGTACGGGTTGTTGTAGTTTTCGCCCAAGACGGCGGCAGAGTTGAAACCTTCGGAGTAAAACTTGTTCATGGTCTTGACCTTTCTCAGAAAACTTTGATGCCGAAACTAAGGATGACTGGTGCGCTGCCGTCTGGCATAACTTCAACGCCGACACTGGCGGGCGGGACAGAAACGTACTTGGCTTCATCAAGCGCGGCGGCTTGGCGAGCGAGCATCAGGCAATCGACGGCGCGAAAGGCACCGAGGGAGCGAGCTTGCTTGTAGTATTCGTGGACCGTCATGGCTGTCTCTCTTTCGTTCTCTCTATAATTAGAAGTTAGAACAAATTCCGAGTCTGGTCAAGGGGAAATTCGATATTAAAACGAATTATTTTCGATAGTAGAAACCAACCAATGATTTGATCTGTTCATCGATCTTGGAGGTTTCACGCTTCATGCTCATCTGGAGGGGAAGATAGATACAATCTTCTCTTGCCTGAAGCAAGCGGTCAAGCTGGTCGCGTTGATCCGGAGTAAGGGCGGCAAGCATGGCTTCTTCAGCTCGTTGCTTCTTTGATTTTTCCCATGCGGTTGTGAGACACCGTCTCATCGATCCGTCATGAATGCCCCGTTCGAATTGCCATGGGGCGTATTGGGTATGCAGGAAATGGTAAATCGCCCAAGCCTCTTTCATGACTTGGACGCGCTGTTCTTTAGATGTCATTCAGTCCGATGTCGGGTGTTTGCCCGATCAACTCCCTTTCTTCTTGTGGTATTTTTCGATCTCTTCTTGGAAGCGCTTCGGCACCTTGTGCCCGGACATATCCAGTCCATGCTCGTCGCCGCCGTAGTTGAATTCGTCAGCCAGTTGGCGAGTGTCCGGATCGATGTAGGACCAAGCGCGGTCGGTCAAGCCTTCAACGTCATTTCCGGTATTGCGGGTCAGCCCGATCCGGTGTAGAGACGTGGTCGAAAAATGTTCGGAGGCATGTGCTGCTTCGGCATAGCTGTCGAAGGCGCTGGTGTCGTAGATGTCCGGGTCGTCGTTGGTCAGGTCGTCGTCTTCAAGAAACTCGACAATCCATTCGTAGTAAATCATTGCTCTTCCTTTCTAAGGAGGTTCGATCAATGACTTCATCTTATAATGAAAATGAATTAATGTCAAGAGGATTATTTGAACTATAAACGCAAAAAAATCCCCAACAGCCGCCGCCAGCCGGGGATTTCAGACAGGCCCTTAACTAAATGAGGCCCGATTAGGCTGCGATGTCACGATTCCACTTTGTCGAAAGTCCGAGAAAGCCGCGACCCTTGCCGGTGAGTACGTGCGTCTTGATCGGGCGTCCACGCCCTTCAATCTTAACGAACACCGGTTCGATTAGGTCTAGCTTTTCCAGTTCACGCTTCAGGTGGTAGGACAGGTTGGATGTACCCTTCCTGATCTCAGCCAGTGCCGTTGCGGTCCATTTATTGTTGGTGGTCTTCGACTTGTTTGCCATGTTCATTCGTCCTTTTCTCGGGTTTGATTAGGTTATCACTTTGTTTGTACTTTCACGATTGCTTGTATAGCGGTGAAAATGGGTGACATATTTGCACTTGTCAAGAGGCCCATTTAAATTTTTCACATATTCTTACATCGTGTTACCCGACGGCTTGGATTTAAAAAAGACATGTGGCGAGAATAAGGAAAGATTGTGGCGATTTGAAAACCACAATCTTTCCAATGGGTTAACTCAGGCAATAATTCTATACAGAATGATGTCGTAGTCCGGATCGTCTATCTCGTGAACCCAGTCTAAAAAATTCGCGTTTAGGCAATTTACGTCGTCCGGATCGGCACGAAGAACGTATTCAACGATAGATTCGCCTGCCGGGTTGGTTCCGCCCGTCCATATTTCAAAGACCGGCTGCTCATCCGCCAGCTTGTAGGCGACGACATCAAACTCCGGACCGTCTTCGCCATGCGACCAATCAAGTGACTGAGAGTAATAGACCTCGTCCGAGTCATTTTCGGAATCTCGAAACTTAACCAGAATGTGCGAGAATGGCGGGACCGGCGACTGTTCGCCGCCATCCCATGTGATAAAATCAGACAATATGTGTTTCCTCTTAAACGTCGCGCTTGCCGCGCCAAAACTTCTTGACGACAGGGAAGCGGAGTTTCCCGTCACCCGTACGTCCTTGAAAACGCACAGTGACTTCAGTGCCGCGCAGAGAATCCGCGTCTTCCAAGAGAGAGGCTAGGAAGTCAAAAGACCCTGCCACTCCGGACTTTTGTTGACGACCGTCCTCAAGAAAGATGTGGGCGATCTTGACAGCGCCTGCCCAATTGCCTACGCCCTCTTCGACATAGTCAATTTCAAACTCGGCATCCTCAAATTCCTTCCGCTTCAGGAGAGTCTTTGAGCGCTTCATTTCATAAGGTTCATCAATTCGGATCATCTGACCCTCATATTGATCCTCCAGATACTCCCCATAAAGTGAGTCGATCTCATCTTCTGAATGAACCAAGCTGGTCTTAACCAAGATGATTGAATCATCGAAGCCGGTCAGGATTTCCTTCAGGATCGCTTGACGTTCGGAGAACTTCAGGTGCGGATGATCAAGGTCTTTCATGTCATAGACGTGATATTCGACCAAGGCATTCGCCTCATCGATATCCGCATCGGTCGGCTTCGTCTTGCGAATCAACGAACTGATTTTTTCAAAGTCGTTGCGAAGCGCGTGGTTGTACAACTCGCCATCAAGCACGATGGTCGGGTACACCGCATGGAAATCATGCAGGCGGTTCATGATCTTGGTCGGAGTGACAAACTGTTCGCCTTCGCGAGTCTTCAGTTCGCCGGGTGCTGCCGCTGCCCGGATACCGTCAAGCTTTGGCTGTGAAAAGACGCCCTTATCGACATTGATCTTCGCCTTGCGCTCCACATACTTTTCGGCAAGCATTGGCTGGAAGTAGGTCTTGAAGCCTTCCTGAGCGAGTTCGACAGTGTCGTAGTAGCCACCAGTCTTCTTCTGCTCGACGTATTTGCGGTCAACTTCAAGAGCGGCTTGGGTCACCGCATCGACTTCGTTTGCCTTGCCGACGTTCTTCGCCTTGGCTTTTTTCGGTTTGGAAACGACAATCTTGCCGCCTTGGATGCCGGAATGGGTGATGTATTCGTCACCGTTCAATTCCATCCACCAGACGCGGACGTTGTCGTTCTCATCGATCTTGTAGAGGGTTGGAGAAATACTCAAAACTGTTTTCCTCCAACAGCTTGCCGAGCTTCAACGCTGTGATCCTTGCGGGTCTTGTTGAAGTCGGTCTTGGCGCGATAGATTTCCAAGAGGGGAATCTGAAGGGCGTCACAGTAGGCAACGACGTGGTCGATCACTCCAGCAACGAAGGACTTGTCTTCGTACATGTTGGTCAGGGTCGTATCCAACGAAGCATAGAAATTCATCGTCGTGGCGCTACCGATATCCCAAGGTTCGGCAAGGGTCTCAATAACGTCCCCGACTAGCGAGATAGCGTCAGGATCGAACACGATGAAATCGACGGAGCGGATGAATAGGTCGATGATCTCCACCGCTTCACCCGGGTATTGGGGAAGCTTGTCGTCTGCCTGATTACCCTTCCGGTAGGCTTCGAACGCTTCCATCAGTTCCGATTTCATCAGGAGGATGCAGCGAGGTTCGGTATCTTCGTCACGCTCTTTTGGCGTGCCGTCAAAATTGAAATGCCATTTCTGGTTGACTTCTCGGACTTCGACCAAAATATCGGTGAAGTGGACGAGAACGTCCTGTCTATTGTTGATCACTAAAAAAGTATCCTTTAGAGGTTTGTCATATTAGCTTGGTCCATGATCAGACCGCGTAGACGTTCAGGATCGGCGTGTCGTAGGAGCAATTGATATTTTCGGCGGCGATCTGCTCGCGAAGCTGGAAGATCAACGTGCCGTCGTTTTCGAAGATCACATCGTAGCGGGCGTTGTCTTCCATCTTGAATTCAACAGGAACGTACATCTTCAGGGATTCGACGTTCTTGTACCACGTACGACGTAGCTTGACCTTCGGGTTCTTGTTGTTGACAAGGCAAAGGAAGTTGCCGTTGTCGGCAATCATGTCGAAGCCATCAACACCGGCAAGCAGGTTGCGTGCAACTGCGTTGAACTTCGGGGAGGGGGTCTTCTTGCTCGACTTCTTGTCGAGAAAACCAATGATGTTGGCGAGTGCGCCCTTGCTGAATTTTTCAATCGTCAGAATGTTGTCTTCAAGGTCGGTCACCAGAATGCGACCGCCTTCAACCCACTTCACCTTACGTTTCTGAGATTCTGAAATATACATCTTTTGCATTATATGTGGTAGTCCTTTCGATGGTGGGGATGACGTTACTTTTAATCTTTAAATCATCCCCGTCAAGAGAATATTCGAATTTTATGAAAAATTGTCGGGGATTATTTGACTAAATTAGTGGTTGCTAAAATCCCAAGCGTTTTCAGAGGTTTCCATGGATTCGTTAACGAAATCGTTATGGCATTGATGATTGGCAATGGCGGTCTCTTCGGTCTTGATCGCCAGTATCGCTCGCCGGATCGTCCATGGATTAATTGGACTGTCGGTTGTGGAAAGAACCGCTATCGCCAGCCGATACAGGCGATCTTGATCATCACAGGTCATGGCTTACTCCCGGACGAAATCACGGATCGGAGCCGTCCATTCTTCAATAGCAGACGCGATGATTTCATCGACTTCGTTCTCTCGGGCAAACATGTCTGAGCTTTGTAGTACATTGTAATTGCAACCGAATTCATCCAAGAGATCAATCCAAAATTGCAGGGTGGATTCCCGTTCATTGCCACCGTAGCGGAGCGGGTCCGGTTCAAATGGAATATTGTCCGGGGTGACGATGTACAGGTCCGACTTAGTCTCTTCGAACAGGTCGAAGATTTTCTCCGGGGCTGGAATGCCCATAATCCGGTAATAGCCGATGGTGGAGAGCAGATCGGTGTCTTGGATGGTCAGGTAGCTCCCGGCGATTTCAGCGGTCTTCTGAAGGGCGTGCTGACCGCGCATGATGGTTGCCATCCGGTGAGGGGTGACATCGGGCGTGTCCTGCATTTCGAGGTAGGGACGGGCGAACTCGTGGATGTTGGTGTAGTACGTGCCGAGATAGTTGGTCAGGGTGGTCTTGCCGGTCGATTCCTGCCCGAAGATCGTTACCGTCTTGCGAAGGTACTGGCGCATCTCGGGAAGAACATCGAAGAAGTTTTCGGAGAGATCGCGACGAACATCGGAACCCTTCGTGTAAAGAAGCTGGCGGTCGATATCGAACGGGACAAATTCAGCCCCGATCAGTTTCGCCATCTGCTTGCCGTATGGTTCGGACGCGACGAAATAGTCATATTCGTCGTATCCAACCGCGTCTTTCCAATAATTCCATTCTTCATCGGTCGAAGGGGTTTGCGGGGCATTATCGTCAAAATGATCCCAAACGATGATCCTTCGGTCATGTCGATTTTGACAGATACGATTTGCTGCCGACTGAAGGGCGGCAACCCGATCTTTCAATGGAACCGGTTCGAAGCTGCGACCACAGACGATCACATCAACGAAGCCTTCCGGACCAACCAGTTCATGAGCAAAGCGAATCAAGGCTTCATGACCAATCGTCGGGACAAGCGCGGTCAATAAGACCACGGCGTCTTTACGCATTTATTCATCCTTTTTGAAAATAAGACCGATGATCATGAGGGGCCACATCAGGAACGAGGTGGCAAACAGGCTCTTCTTCTCATCAGCGGAAAACGAATCGACGCCCGGTTGTGCCATGAGGTAGCATGTAATCATGCACCCCATGAGCAAGTAGTAAACCGGTATCAGGGTCATTCGTCGTCGTCGTCAGACCGGGCGTTACGCGCCACGTAGAAGTCGTAGATGGTCGGGGGAACGATGATGATCCATGCCACAAGGATGGTCAGCATTGCGAAGATATCAGACTTTGACGAGAACGCCTTTTTAAAGTCACCGTAATGGTATGCCCACGTTGCCCACAGGGAGATTATCACTCCGATCAGCAAGTAGATCGCCAGCACTGTTAGAAACATTTGATTTATCCATGGATTTGTACCACGCCGCAAAGCCGATTACCGTGTTGGCAAGGAAGAAAACGTATTGAAACGCAAAGAAATAATAGCCAAGGCTGTAATAGTACGGGATGGAAATGATGTTGATGATTGCCCAAAGAACCCAAGATTGAAGCTTCTTGCGGTCAAGGAGGAGTTGCGCGACACCGGACAGCGCCGCTAGTGCAGCATCCGTTTGTGAAATCGTCGCGAAGTTTGATGGTTCAATAATATACACCGAACCGTAGAACAATGCAAGGATTAAAATTCCAAAGCTGGCATATCCAAGCCAACTTTTTAATCCCTTGACTGATGTCACCGGGACCGTGTTGGTGTCGTCCTTCCAGAACAGGAAACCATAGGTCAGGCTGAACACCAGATAGAGGTTGAACGCTGCCAAGGCATAGAGACCGCCCGAATAGAACACCCACGCATAGGCGCACTGTGAGAGGATGCCAATCGGGTAGTTCCAGCGAGACTGGTAGTTGCAGAGGATCGTGCAGGCGAACGACGTGAAGACAGCGACGACTTCGATCCAATTCAGGCTTTGTAGCCAGCCAAGGGGAAGACCGATGGCAAAGCACAAGGCAGTCAAAAGGGTTGCCGCACCATAGGCGACGATCCATTTATTCATTTTCAATCTTTCCGTAAAGACGTTGCCACTTCTCGCACTTGCGAACGACAATATCCATAATTTCAATGTTGGTGATTTCCGGCTTGTACTGGTGAATCAGATCGATCATGCACAGCATTACATCGACCGCCTCCCCGACGACTCCGTCGTCACCAGCCGGGGTGCCGTTCTCGTGAAAAACGATCTCGACTTCAAGCTCTTCCATCTCGCCACATGCGTGTTCAAACACATCAGCCAAGGTGCGACCGTTGGAGACCGCCTCGCAGTAACTTCTAACTGTTCGGAGCATTATTCAAACCTACATTCAACCCGGACTTCAGATGCCCGAGGCAGTTCTTTCAGGAGGATGTTTGCGATCATCTGCCCATTCTCCGAGCAATCGCCATTCTCGACCTTGTAGCTCTTGGCAGGTTCGCCACTGGTAAACAGGACGGTGATGATCGCAAATATCATTTCAGGTCAACCTAATGAACGGGGTGTTCTCGCCGCCTTCGATGACGCTTTCCAGATATTCCCCGATCTCTTGCGGGGTGATTTCCGAATCGTCGTTCAAATTCGCCAGACCGTAGAAGGTATGTTCGCCAAAACTGAAACCTTCTCTGGCGGAAAAATCATCGGGTTCTACGAATTCGCCATCGTTGCCGTAGAGACCAACCATTTCGACAAACGAGGCGGGCGGGAAACAGTCCTCGCCATCGTATTCGATATGATGAGGTTTGGTTTTTTCGTTCTTTTCGGACACGATACCAAGGACGAAGCAACCATGCCCAAGGCAACAACGTTCCCCGTTACCAAGGTCAAGCCAGCCTTGCGCCTTCTTGGTGTCGGGATTCTTCAGGTAGTCGATCCATCTGCGGCGGTTCGCCATGATCTGGTCGTTGGTGTAGGTCGGTTCCATAATATACTCCATCATTCGTACCACGGCGTGTAGTCTTCGGATTCCGCCTTCAGGAGGGCGGCGGCATAGGTGACGGCATGGGAGGTAATCCCGGCAATCGCCAGTTCGTCGGCGGCGTCAAGATCGCCCCGGAAAGAGTTGCCGTTCGCCATGGCAAGACGGCGTGCAGGAGCGGACAGTCCATCGATTTTGACGGACAGTGATTCGAGTTGTGCAGAGTTCACAAGGAGACCTTTTTAATTATGAGAAGCGGCGAAGCCAAGCCAGAGACGATTGACTTGGTCATGGGTGAACGTTCCCCGTTTCCAGAGATACATTCCGTTCTTACCTTTCATGATGAAAGTATCCGCTCCAGCATCATACCGGAGCGTGGCGGTCATATATTTGACCTTGGAGATTTTGGATGAAATTAATTTTTCGAACGTGAGTTCGTCAATTAGGGGAAGTGCTTTCTTCTTCAATTTTCGAAATGTCTTTGATGTGGACAAGTTCTAATCCTCTTCGTTTAAGCGGTCAACCCATTATTTAAAAAAATCCGTGGACCATAAATATTAAAAACATAGGAGACTGACACCATGGATAAGAAGGTATTTTTCGAGCATGTCCGGGCAACCCTGTTTAGTGGTTCCCTGTCTGCCGAGCAGGTTAAAGGCATGGAAGCGATTCTGGACGAGATGGCGGGCGTATCCGACAAACGCTGGATTGCCTATGCGTTGGCAACCGCCTTCCACGAAACCGGGACCAAGATGGTTCCTGTTAGCGAGAACCTGAATTATTCGTCTTCCGGTCTACGCGCCACATTCCCGAAGTATTTCGACATTGCGGCTGCTGAGAAGTATGCTCGCAAGGCTGAAGCTATCGCCAACCGCGCCTATGCATCGCGCATGGGCAACGGCAATGAGGCATCCGGGGATGGCTGGAAGTATCGCGGGCGTGGTCTCGTCCAGATCACCGGCAAGACCAATTATGCCACGTACGGCATCGACGGTAATCCAGACAAGGCGCTGGATACGGCGGTTGCTGTTCATATCATGTCGGATGGAATGATCAATGGTCGATTCACCGGCAAGAAGCTTGGCGACTTCTTCGCGGGCGGAACGGCTGATTGGGTTGGTGCTCGTAAGATCATCAACGGCACCGACAAGGCGGACAAGATCGCCGGGGAAGCCAAGGCATTCCACAACGCACTGGTTGCCGCTGGATAATGTGGCAATACCAAGGCAATGAATTCACGAGTGCCGACATCGGATCGATGTTCGGCTTCGTGTACATGATCACTGACACTGTGAATGGCATGCGCTACATTGGCAAGAAGCAATTCGCCAACAAGAAGAAGCTGCCGCCCCTGAAAGGCAAGAAGCTTAAACGGACGAAGATCACCGAATCCGATTGGATGGACTATTTCGGAAGTAACGAGAAGATCAAAGCATTGGTGGAGACGGAGGGACGGGAGCGATTTACTCGGGAAATACTTCATCTCTGCCGGTCATCGTCTGAATGTACGTATTGGGAGTCGAAATTACAGTTTCAATATGACGTTCTACTCAGAGATGACTTTTACAATGACTATATCCAGTGCCGAATCTCCGGATCACACATGCGAGCGCTGAAAGACTAAATAGACGAACAATTCGTTTTCAAAGGAACTTTAATCAATGGCTTCTGCTTCTGTCATTTTCACCAAGCTTGCGGATACGTCGGCAGATTTCATGTCGCAATATTTCGTGTCGCAAACTGTCGCCAGTGGCGGCGCTTCGACCGCATGTCCTCCCGACTATAACTTTGCGATGATCACAGCGATCACAGCGGACGTTTGGATCGCCCTAACGTTTGATGGTTCTGTACCAAACACGGCGAATGCTGCCGCTCGCATCCCGGTCATCTACACTGCTGGTCCAACATGGATCATGATCCCGAAAGGAACCCGGATCGGCGTTCTCGACATGCCATAATAGAAAAAGCCCGGGATTAACCGGGCTTTACTTTTTAGAGCTTCGGCGGCGAGCCACTTCATATCGAGTTTGACATCAGTATCGTCTTCGAACGGTCCGGGGACATAGTCGCGTATTTTCTCCAAGGCTTCCCGGTAGATGTCTTCCTTGGACTTCTGTCCCACGTCTTCACGGCGATTTCCCATTATCTACCTCCTGCCGCGACTTGGATTGCCCGGACGTGTGAGAGTACCGATAGGTACGACATCGGGTCCGGTTCTTCCGTGTAGGAGTCTACGATGTAGCCTTCTTGTTCGGCGTTACCTTCAAGAAGGTCAAGAGCGACACCGGATTCGATCCGGACTTCCTCGTGTATCCGGAGAGGACCGGCTTTGACGATCAGTTTGACGCGATATGCCATCAGTAGGCTCCTACCGATTCGCGAAGTTTGGTGATCAGGTCGATAGCTTCGACGCCGGTCCGAAGTGTGACCGGATGTGAGGAAACGACTTCGAAATTGCCGGTCTCTTCCGCTTCCTTTTCGAGTGTCAGGATATCAAGACCGGTTGCAACCAAGATCGATTCATCGATCAACAGCGGACCAGTCTTGATCCGAACCCTTACAGAGAATGCTTGTGTCATTTGAATTCCTTTACTTTGAATTTGATATGGCGACGGAGATGAGAGCGTTGAACGTTCCCACAATAAGGAACAATCCAGACACGCCATAGTCTTGTTGTTCAGTGATGAAGATCATCGCCATACTAGTACAGGAGACGGCGGTGACTAACGATACGGTTTGCATCAGGATTTTCAAGATCGTTCCTTCGTGGTTAATCGCTGAAGTTGCCTTCGTTCCATTTGAAGGTGAAGGGAGTTTTACTCTCCATCCATGCCCCGGGTGTCTTTAGCTTGCTCCCAAAGTGCTTGTTGGCACTCCCGAATGCATCCACGAGACGGTCGCTCTTGGCTTCGAACTTTTCGTTGCCGTTGGTGAAGTGGTAGGTGTTCATGATGAAATTCCTCTCTTAGGCAACCGCCTGATAAGTGTTGTGGTCGCGGTAGTCGGCGATGACGCCGGTCAGCTCAACACCGGCTTCGAACTCTTTCTGCCAACCGTCGTCAAAGGCGCTGAACTTGGCTTGGCTGATCGTCGTGCCGGTGGCGCGGGTTTCGGTCTTGCCCCACATCGACTGGCTGGCGATCTCCTGCCAACCGTCAAGGATGACTAGGTAGGGCTTGTAACCCTGAACGAAGCCGGTCGGCTTCCGCTTGCCTTTCAGAAGGTACTTGACGAAGACGGCGGAAGCGTACTGAGCGTACTTCTGAAAGCCGTGGTCGATCATGTAGGCATGCTCGACAATGACGTTGCCGAGACCGCCCTTACGGACGATGGTGACTTTCTTGGTCGGCTTGGCGGAAGCGGTGACGCGGATCGGATCAGTCATGGAAGGTGCCTTTCTTAGGCTTTAACGGAGAGGAAACCGTTGGTGGACAGCGTGACGGCTTTACCGTCGAGCGTGCCGGTCGCGAGACCGTTGGTGCCGAGGTCTTTGTAGGTGACGTTCTGGACGCCGTGGGCGACGAGGAAAGCGGCGGCGGCTTTTCCGTCAAGATCGGCGAAAGGCTTGAACACGTCAGAAGCAAGGAAGTCGGACTTGGCGAAGAAGGAAGCGGTCATTTCTCTGTCTCTCTCTCGTTTTCTCTCTATGCTTAGAACTTAGAATGAAAACGGATTCGTGTCAACAGAGAATTCGAAATTATTTCATATTTTTTCGATGAGGATGTCTTCCACATCCTCCGGGAATGCGATGATCTCAAATTCGCCGCGATCCAACATGTAGGTCTTGACATGTTCCTTCTTGACGAAGCCGGATGCAAGGAACGGGGGTCGATTATTCAGGAGTGCCATTCGGTCGGCAAACCACTTGGCAACCTTGTAGCTGGTCGTCCATGAGAACCCTAGCGTCTCAGGGTCATCACGTTCCATGCCATGCCAGATCGGGATACGGTCCGGGAGGATATGGAAGGCTTCGACTTCTTCGTCACTCATGCCAAGTTGGGTGTTCTCACAATGCCAGATGCCTTGCCAGAATTCGTCGTATTGCTGGACGTTCTCACTGTCGATCCAAACGTCATGGATCAATTCCCATGTTGCCTTGTCTTCAAGGTCAAGGGAACCGTCCGCAACCAGTTCGTCAAGCGCTTCAGCGCGATACGGGCGGGCGTGGATGAAGACGTAGCTTTTCCAGTTGCCGCCCTCTCGGGCCTCATCCACGGCTTGCACAACGTGCTGGTAGCGTTCGTTGATCAATGCCGGGAAGGTCAAGGGCGTCTGCATCAGGGGATGGGCTATCATGTCGAACCCCGACTCCGTCTTGAAGACATACGGGACTAGGTCCGGGTGGAGTGCTTCGGTGAGGTTAAGATGTTCGAATGGATGTTTCATGATCACTTATCCACCGGGTGGACGTACGCCATAAAATTCGTGAACGGTTTATTGTTGATTTGGCTTTGGCGCTTGCGCGCTTCTTCTTCGGTGGCGAAGGTTTCGGTCAGGTGCTCGACACGTTCGCTATAGCGTTCGTGGAGGCGGTCAACAACGACTTTGAACATGGAAGCGGTCTCCGTTGGAAGGGATGACTAGAACTTATTCTGGAAACAAATTCTAGTCAAGAGGAAATCAATCGAGCTGCCAAGAATCTTTGGCGTAGCGGGTCAGGTCGCCGAGCAGTTCGCCTTTAGTCTTGTAGACCGGGCCTACCTGCGAGCCGGTTTCGGTGGAGAAGAACGACCAAGCGTTCCCGGCGATCTTTGAATAGACCAGTTCGGGGAAGCGGGTCTTTTGGTATGTCAGGCTTGCGACTTTCATTGGATCAATCCTCCTGTTTCAAGACGTAGATTTCAATCACGGCTTCTTCGCCGTAGGTGGCTTTCAGGTCGGCGACGATGCTGGATTTGTCGAGGGCGACAACGTGTTCGAAGAACTTGGCAGCGCCGTCAATGACAGCCATGAAGGAGTATTTGTGGTAGACGAACATTTCGTTTCTCTCTCTCTTCGTTACAATTAAAGATAGACCGGATGATGAGTCCGGTCAAGAGAGAATTTGAAATTATTTCCAATTTCAAAGCATGGTGTGAAGGGCAACCGGAACCTCCGGGTTGCAGGGTTCGGCATAGCCGATGAAGATCGTCCCGTCAGACCGGGTGATGATCCGGGCAAGGTAACCGGCTTTCCAGAACAAGGAAGCTTCCTTATAGAACAGGACGGTTTGGGCATCCTTCGGGTTCAACCCTTGGAACTTGCCGTCTTCTAGGGCAATCTTGATGGCGGCGGTAAGCTTACGTTTCGTGACAAATGCAAAACCGGTCATGCGAACTGTCTCCCCTTGAGAATACGTTTCTTGAACTTGATGATACGCTTGGCGAGCTTCAGGACTTCGTAGGTCTGGAGGCGGACACCTTCGCGAACACTCACACACAGCGTCTCATTGTCTTGTGAGCTGATGTAGAAATCAAGGACGTTCTGTGGCGTGTAGAAGTCAATGATTATCTTCTTGGACAGGCGATAGTCGTACATTGATGAAAACCTTTCGATTAGAGGGTGATGCCGTAGTTGACAAAATCGCGAGCGGCTTCGGTCGGCTCAAATTCGTCGCCGGTCTTTGTGGCGTAGCCCTTACGGACTAGAGCATCAAGGGCGCGCTTGGCGGACTGGAACGTCGCGGCGAAGTTGTCGCCGTAGAAGGTGAAGCCGGTCTTCACCATGAGGACGACGGCTTTCGTTTCGGTCTTATTCAGCATCTCGAAATCTCTCTCTCGTTTCTCTCTATAATCCAAATATAAAAAATTCCCCGGACATTGTCAACAGGGAATTTGAAATTATTTCGAATTATTATGCCTCGTCTGGAGATTCAGCAAGAGCCTCAAGATCGTCACCATCGGAGGGTGATGGAAGGGGCGGCATTTCACCTTCGTCCATGTCTTCCGGGGCGTAGCTGGTCCAGCCATCAACCCATGTGGCGTACATCTCGCCAGTGTCGCCCTCATGCCACTTCTCGGAACGGTCATCCATGTAGGACTGGATTTCGTTGGCGATGTCTTCAACAAAGCCGTTCGCTTCGGCAAGGGCCTCGTTGTAGTCGGCGACTTTGGCGTTGTAGGCGTTCATCGCCTCTTGCAGGACGTTGTGTTCATCTTCGACGGCGGAAAGCGCTTCGGCGAGCTTCGTGGCGATTTCGGCGCGGCGAGCGATGTCGGACTTGCTAAGTTTCTTCACGGTCATCTCCTTTTGTTTTCAGGGAATTCGAAGTTATCTCGGATTTTTTTCGAGGTATTCAACCAATTCAAGACGGGCGGCTTCGATGGTCACCAGCGAGGTTTTCATGATCTCGGCAAGCTTGATCACATCGGCTTGATAGGTTGGCGACTTGGGGTTTGGGTGAAGCTTTGAAACGGCATCGTAGGCTTGGCTCATTTTGAAGTTGATCTCGGAGATTTCTGCATCACGACGGAACTCTTTAGCACCAGTCCGGGCGAACTCAGCAGAATTACGCCAGTCGTATTCGGCGGAAACACCAGAGGCTTTCCATGCTTTCATGCATTGGTCGGTGGCGTTCTTCGTCAGCTTCAGGGCGTCGAGGTAGACGATGTATTCGGCAAACTTGCCGTTGATCTTGGTTTCTTTGGCGGCTTCAAGCACTTCAAGTTCTTCGGCGGCGGTCTTCACGGCACGCGCGCCGGAACCGTTACAGGCGTAGCACATGTCGCCGTGGATTTGATTGAAAGAGTAGCTACCGCAACCGGCGCACCGGTCGCACTTCGGCATGATGTGAAGCTTGGAAGCGCGGATCAAGGCATTCTTCTCAGAAGTTTCGAGGATCGTGGCAAGTTCAGCAACAAAGGTCATGTCGAAAGGCTCTCGTTTCTCTATAGCCCAAATATAAAAAATTCCCCGGACGGTGTCAAGGGAATTCGTAATTATTTTGAATTATGTGCCGCCAGCGATCCTGTTTCTCAGGTAGGTGACTTCATCTTTCAGGGTGGCGATCTCCCACGTCATCATTTCGATCATTGTGGTGTCGTCGTATCGCCAGAACAGGATGTTTTGCCACGCCCAATGAGAATGACCGATGCCGGAATGGGCGGAATGATGCTCCACTCCCCACTTGTCAATCGCGACGATCCCATAGTGATCGCCCTTGGTTGGATCGGCATTGCTGCCGTCATGGGTGAAGTGTGGTCGGGTGCTGGTCATCTCGATTGCCTTCGTTAGAGGATCAGGTCAACAAGGTCTTCGTAGGCGTTCAGGACACCCAAGAGACCTTCATCGTGACCGCGTTCCCATGCCTTGTTCCAGAGGAGCGCTGCCTTCTTGTTGAGGACCGTACCCTGTTCGGCTTCAACGTCGGCGCGGAACTTCAACATCAGTTCAGAGGTTTCGCGGCGATATTCTTCGGTTGCCGTCTTCCAGCCTTCCGTTTCCCGGTCGTAGGTTTCGACATCGTCGGCGTGTGCGCGAATCTCAGCCGGGGATGCCGCCTTCAATGAGATGATCGGCTTGCGCGGCTTTATCGGATATGGAATCCGGTTTTCGTATGTGCCGTTGTTGATCTTATCACGAACGTCCATGGTATTTCCTTTTCTTAAATGGTGATGTCGAGAAGCTTGGCGGCTTCTTCGATCAGAGGAGCGGGAACCTTCTGAACGTACTGTTCGGTACTGCCCATCTTTTCAGGACGATGGGCGCGGAGAACGATCTTTTTCAGGAGGGCTTCAAGCTTTTCTTCGCGGGTCATGTTGGAACCTTTCTTACTCGTAGATGTCGGACACCCAATCGTCATAACGATCTTGGGCTTCGCGATAGATGGTTTCGATTTCTTTGCTGTACTTGGCGATCAGTGCCGGATCGTCGGTGTTGTTCAGCTTGACTTTCCAGCCATTGACTTCGCAGCGGTAGGCGGGCTTACCAGCCTTTTCAGCCATCCATTCGACAACGTCAAACTTGGACATATTAGCCTCTCTGAATGTAGGTTCGAATGATGTGTTCCATCGACGGCATGGTCTGCAACGTGCGACGAAAATGTGGCGAATCGAGAGTGATCGGGTCGGAACCGAATTCGTAAAGATCATGAGACAGCATGGATTGCTCAAACTCATGGAACTCCGGGCAACGGGTATAAGCGGTTGCCCACACTTCACGCCATGCTGCATGGATGTCGATCATCTGCATCTCAGTTCCCTTCCGTGTTGAGCTTGGCAGCTTTCGACCGGGCACGCGAAGCTTCAGCACGAAGCTTTCTACTACGCGCCCAATAGACGCTATCGAGAAGGCTGGCGACAAGAGCGTAGTTCTTGGCTTTTCTGGCAACACGAACTTCGATCATCACAGAATCAAGAAGGGTGGTGCGATCAGCTTTGGTGGCAATGTATTTCATCTCAGAACCTTTCTCGATTACAATTGCTTCACGGTAGCAGTCTTCGCATCGTAGGCATTACCCTTTGACAGTTGGGCAATCGCTTTCTTGACGGCTTCAGCTTCGTTCTTGGCGGTCACGGTGCAGATCGGATCAACAATTTCGTTACGCTCGAAATGGAACGCTGCAACGGTGAACTTCGGGGATTTCTTCGGGGCGCTCTTCTGAATGTTGAAGCCCCTGCCGTTGCAGGAGAAGCAAATGCCACCGGCAATGCCGATGTAGGCTTTGATCTCGCCTTTACCGGCACACTTGGCACAAACAACTTTGAACATCGCTGAAACCTTTCGTTTCTCTATGGTTCAAATATAAAAAATTCCCCGGACATTGTCAACGGGGAATTTGAAATTATTTTGGATTTCTTTCGGACGGGCAGTTAACCTGCGATAGGAGCGAACCCGGTCGGAACAGCCTTCGCCATATCCGCAGCAATGAAGTGACCTAAAATTTCACTACCACCCACACGGATGTAGGCGAGCGGGTAGATCGTCCCCGTACCAAGACCAGACACATCAATACCACCAGTACCGAGAGCAGGATCGCCAGCGCCAAGGTTCCATTGACCGTTGTCGATCTTGATCCAATAGCGATGAGTGGTTGCGTCCAATGCATGCTGAACTATTGCACCGGTTGTCAATGCGGGTGGAGAGAGTAGATGAGCACCGTTGTAGGTCAGCTTGGCGGATGACCAGCCAAGCGCCATAGCATTGACCGATCCCTGTGGATTGCCGCTATCGTTGTAGATGGAGCCTTCGTACGCCTCGTTCATCAGAC